CTCGGTTATTATTTTGTTTAACATTGTTTTTGTTCTTACTTTTAGCCATGTATGGGATACAGCGGCTCACTGGACTGTACATCCTGCCAAACTGAACGCGGCTCCGTGCAGTCTCTCGGCTTTCTTGTTAGCACGGAACTATTAAGGACTATCCACCGTTTTGGGCCTTAATGGCAGGACCCCACCAGGTTAACCCCCCTGTCAGGGCCAGAGAGAGAGCTCTGGACTCACAACCACATGTTCGGGCGATCGCAAGGTTGGCTCACAGGCCTGCCAACCTCTACGGACCGTGTATCGTAGAAACGCTCTATGTCCTTTTGCATATCAGGTAGTATGCCAAAAGCCAAATAGAAACTGAAGCGAGCAGCTTGAGTCACCGGAGAAAACTTCCGGTGCATTCCTCGACCCCAAAACCACAGTCCGCACTCCATCAGGGCATCGTATTTATTACGTTGCCCCTCTGAAATGTCCACCATTTTCTGGTAAACATTCTGAAAAATGGGAATACCCCCTGTCAACGATAGGCCTGCTTCTCCTACCGACCCAAACCACTTCCGAAAGGACCCGGAACTAGGCAAGGGCTTGATCGAAACACTATCCTTGGCGATGGCTATGCGTGGATCACGCACCATCACCCAGACCGTTCCATCAAAAACTGGTTGAGTATGACAAAATTCCACTTTTTCAAAGAGATCAACCGGCGGTTCAACCTTCATAGAGAAACCAAGAGACGAGAACCAGTCGGGAAGGCTAGACAATTTGGCGACATGTTTCGCACTAATGATGATCACGCAATCATCACCATTGTTAGCCAACTCAAAAGGCACTCTCACACTATCATTGAAATAACTCCATACTAAAGCACACATCAACAAACAATTCCCAAGGGACGTGTTCATGTCACCCGACATCCTTGTACCAGACGTGGTGTAACGAATCACACCATCTGGAAGATATGAACGACACTTATTGCGGAGCTGCCACTTTAATAAGCGAGAGAGATCCTCATCGCGGAAAATAGCGTTATAAACACTATGTTCCCAGTGCAGCATTGGCAGAGACACACTTTGGTCAAACCTAGATGCGTCCAGCCCAACAGCAACAGGACTATCGATATTGTCCCACTTCTGCCGCAAAACTTTAGCGACCTCAAGGGAATTATACCCCTTTAAGATCGTTGGTGAACCAAACAATTGATCGACCGCTCGATACACATTGTGTTCCAATGGTTTCAAGAACACACCTACTTCCACATTATAACGCGGGTCGCGCGGTGACACGACCCGCATCGCAGGATCAGGTTTGGAAGTGACATCATGTTTTTCCACTTTACCAAAAACCCGCAAAACAGCATCGCTCTCATCAACAGCCTTGCGACTAAGACTTACGAGAGCTTTCTCATAAATCGTGCGCTTGCGACCCGAATACGACTCCGCAAATTGTTTGCGGGTAATCCGGGTGGTCGAACACACACGTCTGAGAAGACGACGGCGAAACAACGCCAAAGTGCTGTTAACATGCTGACGAGGGGGAACATAGGGCTCAACCCACTCATCATCAATCTTGCGATAAAACACGCGCTCAAGGACCGCACGTGTCATGTTATTCAACGAGGTGTTGTGCGCTGCTACGACCCTGTCATTGGACCAGGAATTCATAGCAGTGACGCGCCGCACACGCGTTCCAAGGCCCACGTTCCGTTTGATGGTCACACGTTTATGGG